GAATTATTTATTTAAACGTAAGTAAAACTCACATTTGGTACGAGACGGTAATTATGAATCTTGTCGTATACATAAATCAAATTATCTTCACCATCGGTGTCGATAATATGTTCATAGTGTCCGAAAGGTTTCATATAACCGAAACTCTCGTACTTGGTCTCGTATTGGCGCCAAATACGTCTATTAATCTTCAATAACTCTCTAGCAGAAGCTAACTTATCTGCTTTGACCAAAGAGGGACGACAATAAACAACAAACATGTATAATTTGGACATGAAGGTCCGATATTGTCGAGAAGCCAAGGAATCACTTACGGCAGAAAGTTCGTAAGCAAAATCACTAGGTAGCAATCCACTAGCTATCTTGTGAATCTGAGTCAGCTGTGCGTCCTTAATTAAAACAGGACGAGGAGCGGAGGGGACCTTACGGTTGATAATTGCACGAGCAATTATCAGATCCTTTTCTGAAGGATCACCCACCATTCCTAAACCACCCAATGACTCAGGGATATACCAAGGCACCTTGCAATTGTTAAGAACATCCCAATGGAAATTGAGGAACTTCTTAGCAACTGCATCCCAAATGAATTCTGGAGTTAATCTAAATAACTCGGTGTGCCGAGCCCCAATTGATCCATAGGTTGAAACGGCGTCAGATGTAGATACAAAATCTGCACGCTTCAAACCTTTCAGTAGGCCTAGATTCACATATTTAACGAGTTTTAAATATCTACCATAACGACCTTTCCCTTCGAAGTGGGCGGAAGTAATTCCGACACTTGGACCGAGAATAAAAGTTGTAGAGTTAATATTTAAAAACTCATTAGAAAAGTAAACCTTACCTACCGAAGGGATCAAACCGGCATTCCCAGTAATCACCTTCCAATCATCGAACGTCTGACGATTACCACGAAAAACAGCGTCATCCCCATTAATAAGGAGAGGACACTGTTTAAGTGTTAATTCGCGATTGCTTGAGGACTCCATTGCCATACGGCAGCAGGCTGCATTAACAATGCAGAGGATAGGGAAAGAGGTAATAGAGCCCATTAGCTGGCCCCATAATTGTGGACGAGATCCACCCTCACCAGGAAAGACATGATTAACTAAAGAGTCAAGGAACCGATGACGAAATAACTCATCAGGACCGACTCCCCAGATATCACAGAGAGTATTGACCACAGTCGATGATAGAAGAGGATCCAGCAGATCAGTAGCGCTTTGATAATCAGCACTAATGAAATACTGTCCCTTTTC